GTTGCTTCTGACTATGAGGAGCAGGAGTTGCTCTCGCAACGGGCAGAATATTATTAGGAGGCTTATATGCATAAACCAAGGATCATAGGCAGGACTATCGGAGAGGAGGTTCCCCGCAAGCAGATTCCAATCAAGGGAACCGGCGCTGCAACGAAGGGCACTAAGTTCTATGCCTATGCGGATCAGATCACGGATACTGCGCAGAAGCCGCCTGCCGACTGGGTCTCCAATATTAAGAAGGCCTAGTCCATGGCGATTGACAAAAGCATAGCCCAAGCTCCTACCCGTACCGAAAGCACGGTAACCGAGGAGGAGCTTCAGGGGCTCGATCCGGAGACCGGGGTTGGGTCGTCGGTCGAGATTGCCGTTGTCAATCCAGAGGTTGTTTCCATCTCGACCGAAGATGGCGGTGTGGTTATCGATTTCGATCCCACGGGTGGAGAGGCCAACGGCGAGGGAGACTTCGACTCCAATCTTGCCGATTATATAGAGGATGACGTACTAGGGCGGCTGGCCTCTCAGTTGAATGGAGATTTTGAGTCAGATCGAAACTCCCGCGCCGATTGGGCGCGCTCCTATACGAAGGGGCTTGATCTTCTTGGACTGAAGGCGGATGACAGGACAACGCCGTGGCCCGGCGCTTGCGGTGTTTATCATCCTATCCTGACGGAGGCGGTGGTCAGGTTCCAGTCACAGGCAGTGATGGAACTGTTTCCGGCCTCTGGTCCGGTAAAGACAAAAATCATTGGCGAGATCACGGATCAGAAAGAAGAGCAGGCGCTGCGTATTCAGCAGCACATGAATTATCTGCTGACTGAGAAGATGACGGAGTTCAGGCCGGAAACGGAGCAGATGTTGTTTTCCCTGCCCCTTGCTGGCTCGTCATTCAAGAAGGTTTATTACGATCCGAACATGGGGCGCGTCTGCTCCCATTTTGTTCCGGCAGAGGATTTCGTTGTTTCCTACGGGGCTTCCGATCTTCAGACGGCCTCGCGTTATACGCACATGATGCGGAAGAGTAAGAACGACATCCGTAAATTACAGGTGGCGGGGCTTTATCGAGATATCGAACTGTCGCCCAATGCCCCGGAATATTCGGATATTCAAGAGAAGTACGATGAGCTTGAGGGTGAGAGCCCCACCTATGAGCATGATGATCGTTATGTCCTGCTAGAGGTACATGTCGATCTTGATCTTGAGGGCTACGAAGATGTTGATGATGACGAAGAGCAAACCGGCATTGCCCTTCCCTATATTGTCACTCTTGTGAAGGGCGGTAGTTCTGTCCTGTCGGTAAGGCGAAACTGGTATGAGGACGATCCTCTGCGGATGAAGAGGCTGCATTTCGTCCATTACCAGTATATGCCCGGCCTGGGGTTCTACGGCTTTGGCCTGACCCATCTGATTGGTGGGATTGCCAAATCGGCCACGTCCCTTCTTCGTCAGCTTGTCGATGCTGGGACGCTATCGAATCTGCCGGGAGGATTGAAGTCCAGGGGACTTCGTATCAAGGGTGACGATTCTCCGATCATGCCGGGAGAGTTCAGGGATGTTGATGTACCCGGCGGTGCCATAAAGGACAACATCACTTTCCTCCCCTACAAGGAGCCGAGCGCTGTTCTTCATGCTCTGCTGGGTGAGATTGTTGAGGAGGGGCGAAGGTTTGCTTCAATCACCGACCTGAAGCTGGCAGACATGAAGCAGGATGCCCCGGTTGGTACTACCCTGGCGCTTATCGAGCGGTCAATGAAAGTGATGTCGGCTATTCAGGCGCGGCTCCATGACTCCATGCGCAAGGAATTCATTCTGATTGCTGGCATCGTCCGTGATTATGCGGAAGACGAATATGAATATAAAGCTGATGACAAGGAGGCCATAAAGAGCGACGACTTCGATGGCCGGGTGGATATCATTCCGGTGTCCGATCCCAATGCTGCGACCATGAGCCAGCGGATCATGCAGTATCAGGCGGCGCTTCAACTCTCCCAGAGCGCCCCTCAAATGTATGATCTACCTGAATTGCATCGGCAGATGTTGGATGTTCTCGGTATACAGGATGCCGAGAAGATCATCCCCCTGAGCAAGGAGATGAAGCCGCTTGATCCTGTTTCGGAAAATATGGATGTGTTGAATGGCAAGCCGCTGAAGGCTTTCATTCGTCAGGACCATGAGGCTCATATTCAGGTGCATATGGCTGCCATACAGGACCCGAAGATACAGCAGCTTGTTTCTCAAAGTCCGATGGCGTCGGTGATCGGGGCTGCGATGGCGTCGCATGTGCAGGAGCATCTTGGCTTTATGTATCGCCGGGAAATTGAAAAGCAGCTTGGTTTGGAGCTTCCGCCCCCTGGCACTGAGTTGCCTGAGGATATCGAGGCCAAATTGTCGGGTCTTATTGCCGAGGCTGCTGAACGGTTGTTCAACAAGAATGTGGCCGAGGCCCAGCAGCAGAAGGCCCAGGAGCAGATGCAAGACCCGATGTTCCAGTTGCAGAAGCAAGAGCTTGAGCTTCGGGCCGCAGATATTAAGAGGAAGGCAGATACCGATAAGGCGAGAATTATGTTCAATGCCGAGAAGGAGAGGTCTTCTCAGGAGCTTGAGCGTGAAGAAATGGAGCAGAAGGCAGAGCTTGAGGGCGTCAAGCTGGGAGTTGAGATAGCAAAATCTCAGAATGAGGCCGCCTCGAAGGTTTCTGAGGGAGAGGAAAAGGCGGTCCTGGATAGGGCGCGTCTTTCAGTCGAGGTGGCTAAGGCGCTGCTGGATGACGATGTGAAACGAAACGGGGGCGGTTAATATTGCTTGATGAATCTTTATTTTTAGCCTATCGAAAGGTGTTGCGTGGGTTGATGAATGAGCGTGCCGATGATCTTGCCATGGGGGGCGCTCCGTCCTTCGATGCGTATCAGAAAGTGGTTGGGATTATCGAGGGGCTTGCGACGGCTGAAAGGGAGTTGCTGGACTTGCTGGATAAACAAAAGAAGATGGAAGACGGATCGGGATAACTGAACAATGTTTCACGTGAAACATCGGGGCAGATCGTCACTGCCTGCTATTAGGCTAACAAACGCAGGGGGGGAGCGTCCCTCTCGCCTCAGGGCAAAAATGACGCAAGGAGAGACCTTTGTCCGATAAAAATGTTGTTGAGTTTAGTGAGGAGAAGGAAAAGAAGGTGGCCAGTCAACTGCCACGGCCTTGCTCTTATCACATATTGGTGGCGCTTCCCGAGCAGGAAGAGCAGACGGAAGGCGGTATATATATTCCGGATGATGTGCGGGATCGTGAGGAAATGGGCGGCATCACCGCCTATGTCTTGGCGCTTGGCCCTGCCTGTTATGTAGAGACCCTGCAAAGGAAATTTCCTAGTGGGGCGTATTGTGAGGTGGGAGACTGGATTGTCATGCGGGCATATTCGGGAACTCGTCTTGATATCCATGGGAAAAAGTTCAGACTTATTACCGATGACGTGCCTCAGGCCATTGTCGATGATCCGAGAGGGGTGGTGCGAGGATGAGTAATCAACCTGCTACCCAAGCGGCCCCCCGCGAAGAGGAGGAGGCTCAAGAAGATTTCTTTACTGAGGAGAAATCTGACAGCTTCACCGACCCTGTTGATGTTCTGTCGGGCGACACTCCAGCGATAGAAGTGTCTGTTGTGGATGACACGCCTGAGGATGATCGCAACCGTCCGCCTCGGGGTGAGGTTTCGGAGGGCGTGGATGAAGATATCCCCGGCCTGTCTGATAGGGTTAAAACGCGCTTTGATACGCTTCGGTATGAGTTCCACAATGAGCGCCGTGAAAAAGAAGTGGCGCAGCGCGAGAACAATGAAGCTGTTCGTTATGCGCAAAACGTGCAAGAGGAAAATAAGGGGCTCAAGGACCAATTATCGAACAGCCGGAGATTGCTTTACGATCAGGTTTCGGCAAAGAGCGATGTCGAAATTGATGCCGCCAAGCAGAGATTCAAGGAGGCGTATGAGACTGGCGATGCAGATGGTATTGCCGAGGCGCAGTCGGAAGTTTCCCGGCTTCACGCAGAACGTACCCACTACAATGTCTCTGCTCCCGATGTTTATCCTGGCGAACAGCCTGTGCAGCAAGGGATGGAGGGGCAGGAGCAGCAACAGCAGCACGTTCCTCCTCCGGACCCAAAGGCGGTGTCTTGGTTACAACAAAATCCATGGTTTCAAAAGCCCGGTTATGAGCAAATGACGGGCTTTGCCATTGGCGTACACGAACAACTTGTTCGCAAGGGCTATAATCCCTTGGTCCATAACGAATATTATGAGATTGTGAATAAGGAGCTTAGGGATAAGTTCCCATCTAGTTTTGAGAAGGAAGCATCCTCTGGAAGTGGGGCTCCGACTTCTCGAAAGACCCCGGTGGTCGCTCCCGCAGGTCGCGGTGGCAAAAAGCCGAGCAAAGTGGAGTTATCTTCCTCCCAGGTTCGCCTCGCCAGTAAACTTGGGATAACGCCGGAACAGTATGCGGCACAGGTTGTGAAGGAGATGGCCAATGGCTGACATATCGGCAGATGAGCGCACAACGCGAGAGGCTGAATCTCGTGAATCAAGTGAGAGAGAGAAGCCCTGGGAGCCTCCCCAGGTATTGCCCGATCCTGCTCCGCAGGATGGATGGGTTTTTCGTTGGATCAGGACATCAACCATGGGGAATCAGGACAATGTTAATGTGTCCAAGAGGTTCCGCGAAGGGTGGGAGCCCGTAAGATCGGAAGATCACCCGGAAATGATGTTGGCCTCAGATCGGGGCAGCCAGTACGAAGGAAACATCGAGGTGGGCGGACTTCTTCTGTGCAAGACAAGCCAGGATAATTTCGTTGCAAGGTCAGAATACTACGCTGACCTCTCTCGTAAGCAGAACGAATCAGTCAATCGCAACTTCATGCGAGATGATGATCCGCGTATGCCTAAGATCAATGAATCTAAGACACGGGTCACTTTCGGTGGTGGGGCAAAGCCTTCATAGGGTTTCCTCATTTTGTGTTAACACTGTCCTTTGGAAGGAGGATACATAAATGGCTACTACAGCAGCCCCTTATGGCTTCCGTCCTGTTGGTGTTCTCGGCGCTGGCACTTTTTCTGGTGCCACACGGCAATACAAGGTCACCAATAGTTATGGAACCAGCATCTTTTACGGGGATGTCCTCAAGATCGTGAGTACCGGTACTGTCGAGAAAGACACCGGCACGGCGACGTTGACCCCCGTAGGGATTTTTGTCGGGTGCAGTTACACTGACCCCGGTACCAATCAACCGACATATGCTCAGATGTGGACGGCCAGTACGTCGGCCACCGATATCAAGGCCTATGTGGTTGATGATCCGAATGTTGTTTTCCAGGCGCAAGGCGATGAGGCGATTGCCCAAACCGGCCTGGGTAATAATTTTTCGGTTGTTCAAACCGCCGGATCAACAACGATTGGTACCAGCAAGAATGCCATCGATGGCAGTTCTCTTGCGACAACCAAGACTTTGCCAGTAAAGCTCCTTGGCTTTGTTGAAGGTCCGAACTCGACGGTTGGTGACACTTACACGGACGTTCTTTGTAAGTTCAACGGCCCTGGTGATGCCACTGGAGATTCTTGCGCTGCTCATCAGTTGCAAGATTCAACCGGTATATAGGGAGGGATTGAGCAATGGCTATTTCAAGAGCACA